CTACCCAAGAAATACCTTAGCGGCAAAGGCAACCCCACCAAACACTGCCAAAAGGGTTATTAAACCCAAAACTCCACCATATCCAGCCATTTGTGCTTTGGCCTCTTCGGTGAAATTTCCAATTAATGGTAGTGTTTGTAGGACTACTGCTACACCAAGAACTCCACCAATAAATCCTGTTACGAATGCTGGAAGTCCTATTTCTGCCATTTCAAATCACCTAAATATACTTTCTTTAAGAAATATTTAAAAAAGACTTAAACTATATGTATAAACTACTTCACTTTCATTTTTAAAGCAGGGTTATCCTCTATTGGTATGAATTTTTCAACAAAAGGCTCTCTATCCTCACCTTCGAGCTTCAAAGGTTGTATCTCCTCATTAGAATTATATGCCTGATAAACAACCTCAGGTTTAAAATATAATCTATCCATCATACCAGCAATAGATGGTTTTGGTCCACGAAATATAACAACCTTACAATTTGTTCCATTAGGCGACATAACAGGATAAGCAATAAAATCAGTTACATTCCTAATTCTTCTATCTATTTGGTCATAATTTTGTGTAGTATATGCTATTGTCAAACCCCTCTTTCTACTTTTTAGTAATATATTATTAACAAGTCTATTTCTTACAGTTATACTACACCTACTATCTATCCAAAACCATAATTCATCCAAAGCCGCAAACCCATCTCTCATAGCATCAATATCATCAACGCTATCAACCTTAAAGAAAGGAATACCATAAAAATTATAATTAGAATATATTTTATTACCCTTATTAAGCCACTGTCTAATGGCTAAATAAGTTAAAGTTAAGGTTTTACCTGCCCCTAACTCTCCAACAATAGCCATTAAAACCAAAGCATCACCCAATCCATCTTTTCTGTAAAAAAACCTTTAACAAACCAAAATTTTCATTTTCATTCTCAATATCTTCCTTTCTCTCATTTAAAAATTTTTTTAATGAATCATATTGTTCTTGTGACATTCTAAGCCAAACCATACATTCACCTCATATTACTTTACACTCAACCCTTATTCCCTTATCCTTAAACCATTTCTTCAAGCCATTTAAAGTATCCTTTCTCCAACGCCACACCCAAAGGCGAAACATAGGATTTTTTGACAAAGACTTCTCATCAATAGGTATTTTTAGAGAATATAAATCCTTATCAACCTTCTTCATAAAAGCACTTAAATAAAATGGTATTTTACCCTTCTTGTAAAAATCATCAAACGCATTATTGCTTACTTCTACTAACTCTTTCAAAGCTTTACCAACTATTCTACTATCATCTATACATTTTATTTCAAACTCCATATTATCATCAGTAATTTGATTTAAATTTACCTGTATCTTTTCTTTCCTTACTCTCAAACATTTGTTTGAATAATTCCCAAATTCCTTTTTTATTATCCTCTTCTTCCTGCTCTTCAAACACTTTATTTTTCTCATCTAAAACCATTTCATCTCCAACAACCATATTTTTCACCCCCTATGATTTTAAACCAGCAAAGAGAGATTGAATACCTTGTTTAACCTTCTCCTTTGCCTCACTCACACCTGTTGCTATACCAACAAGCTCCCTTCTACCAAGTCTATCTTTTGAAACCCTCAACTGTAAAAAACTTATGATAAAATTTTTAAAAACATCAAGCCCAAAGGCATTAGCAATAGTATAATATCCAGCAACATGTGGTATTTCATCAACAAACAAATCACTAAAAACTTTTGCCTTATCCTCATCAAACAAATCCACCCTCGATAACTCTAACGAAATTCTCGCAATAGCTTCATCCATACCGAAAATTTCCTGACTTAAATCTGCCTTCGATAATTTTAATTTTGAAGCCTCAACTGAACTCATATTAACCACCCAACCTAAACAATCCAAACGAATTTAAAACATATAAAATAACAACACCTATCATCATACCTATTATTAACATAAAAACAGGACTTAAATTTTTCTTCTTCCCTAACAAATTCTTCATAACTTCCATATCAGTTAAAGCTTTAATCATCTCAGGAGTATAATATTTAAATTCAGGTGTTATATCACCAACATCTTTCTCCTCTAACTTAACTGCCTCACCACGCCTCACCTCAACATCACGCTTACTCTCAACATCCTTAATCTTTTTAGCAATATCAAAATTACTTAAAGGTTTTTTACTCAAATCCGAAGCAGGCATAGGTTTATCCCATTTAATTATATACATAGGTGTTACTCCAAAAGTCCCTTTAAATAAAAATGGTCTCGCCTCATCAACAAAATAAACCTCATCATCAAAAACAACCCTACCATTTTTTACCTCTTTCTTAACAAACCTACAATTATATTTGCTATCAAATTTTAGGAACAACGCTTTCATTACCACTCCGACCTCCTATAAATGTATATTAGAGCAATAAAAGGAACAAAAATCCAAATAAAAGTCAAAAACAACCTCATATAAGTATTATCAATACATATACCCATAGAACAAACACCAACAGGATTTTCCGACAACATTTGAGATAAGAGATTAACTGATAATGGAAATAAGATTACCCACATAAAAAGCCCAATTATTACATAAATTAATCCACCAAACTTAATCAATCAAACTCACCTATTATTTTTTCTATACCTTCAACTCTCTGTATAAATTCCCTACCCTTATTTGTTAAAACCCAAACCTTCTCGTTATTCTTTGTCCTCTCACCACACTTTATTAAACCATAATCCTGTAAAAGTTTTGTGGTAAAATAAAAACCCAAATAAGTCCCATAATATTTTTGTTTTTTCCTAACCAAACCCCCATTTTTTAACATATCCTTCATCAACTTTATTCTTGAACCTGTAAACAATACAAACTTTCTCATTATTTACTATTATAGAAAAATTAGTATTTATATATTATAGTATCAACATAATCCTTCCTCTTTATAATGAATACTTATCCAATCCTCAGAACGCAAAATCAAATTACCAATAGGTTTTATCTTAACAACATTACCACCAATACAAGTAACCTCCAAATCTATACAAGAATTATCATTACAAAATGCCTTTGTATAAACTTTAATATCAGTTAGATTAGCAGAATAACCCATACAAGAACAACCAGAACAATATTTTTGAGCATAAACACAATAATTCTTTATCTCCTCATCAACTCCACGAATATAGGGTATCATAATCAACATAGTGATTAGATAAACAACGCCAAGAATATTATAAACATAAAAAGCCAACCTATGTTTTGGTTCATCACAAACCATCTTTACCATCCTCTTTCAAAACTAAAATAAACTTATTAGGAGCTTCTGGTATAACCAAATACTTATAATTCTTATTCACATCTAAACCTATTTTCCTAAACTCAGATAATCTTAAATTAAAATGAAAAAATGATGGACCACGACTAACCTTTCTCCATTCATCATCCAT